TTGGTGGTGATAAATCTAACCTATTGTCATTTTTAAGTAGTGCGTTATGGGAAGAACTTCAAACATCAAGAGCGTGGGTACAAATAGATTATCCAACTGTTGATCTTGATAGTTTAAGCCCAGAAGATAGACGTGAGGTTAAGCCTTATCCTGTTTTACATACTGCTGAAAATATTATTAATTGGTCTACTGGAACTGACTTTAAAGGTCAAGTTAAATTAGATCAACTTATAACTAGATACTTTACATTAGCTTATGATGCTAATAGCCCTTATCATTCTAAATATGTTGATACTGTGCAAGTTCATAAGTTAAATGAACAAGGTTTATATGTTATAGAAAACTTTATTAGAAACACATCGGATACTCCTTCATATATTGATGGTAGTATAGATTATAATTTTGATCAATTAACAGATGTATGGATCTCTCAAGGTACTAACGAGAATTTATTTAAGAATGGTGAAAGAATGGATTTTATTCCTTTCTTCCCACTTAATGGATCCGTTGATACAGTAGATCCTATGATGACTCCTATTGTAAATAGAGAAGTAGCCTTATATAATAAAATAAGTAGAAGAAACCATTTATTATATTTATCTGCTACTTATACTCCAGTGGTTAAGTCTGATTCATTAACAGAAAATGAAAAGAACCAACTTGTTAAGCAAGGTCTTGGTACTTGGATGTTTGTTAATAAAGATGATACTGTCGAAACTTTACAAACACCTACTGATGCTTTAAAAGATATGGAAGAAGCAATTAAGAATGGATATGATGAATTAACTAGAATTGGTGTCAAGATGTTGAGCCTAGAGCCCAATAACTCAGACCAATCTGGTGTAGCTCTATCTTTACGTAATGCTTCTCAAAATGCTGCATTAAGTACATTAAATGCAAAGATATCTGAATCAATGAAAAAGATAATTAAACATTTGATCAATTGGCGTTATGATGTTGATATTAAAGAAACTGATATAAGATTTAATTTATCAGCTGACTTTAATGCTACACCTCGTGGAGCTGATTGGATGAGATTAATTACTGAATGGTATCAAAATGGATTGATTCCAAGAACTACTTTCTTAGAAGTTGCTAAAAATAATGATGCAATTCCTACAGATTATGATGATATTAAAGGTGAGGATGAAATATCAAATGATAATAGGATTATAAGTCCAAGAGAGCAATTCAACCAAGAACTTTCTTCATTAGAACAAAACACTGATGAAGTTAATTAAATACTCAATTTATGGTGCACTAGTTATATACTTGTGCACTATAACGTCTTTGGCAGCTACTAAATTAGAGAAAGATAAGAACAAAATTTTAAAAACAACTTAAAAGGAATAAAATGATAGATAAAGAAAGAGATAATCTTTTGACTGACTTTGGAAAGACAACTTTAAAAGATAGGTACTTATTACCGGAGGAAGATAGTCCACAAGAAGCATTTATGAGAGCAGCAAAAGCCTATTCAGATAATGATGAAATGGCACAAAGAATTTACGATTATTCAAGCAAATTATGGTTCATGTACTCTACACCAATATTAAGTAATGGTGGTACAAAAAGAGGTATGCCTATATCTTGCTTTTTAAATTATGTAGGCGATTCAAGAGAAGGATTAACTGGACACTATACTGAAAATGCTTGGTTAACAAGTATTGGTGGTGGTATTGGTGGTTACTGGGGTGATGTAAGATCTGATGGTACTGTAACATCTGGAGGATCTCAATCTTCTGGAACTATTCCATTTTTACATGTAGTAGACAGTGAAATCATGGCCTTCAGTCAAGGTAAAACTAGAAGAGGTAGTTATGCAGCCTATATGGATGTATCTCACCCTGAAATACTAGAATTTTTAGATATAAGAAAGCCATCTGGTGGAGATATACATAGAAAATGTTTAAATCTACATCATGGTATTAATATGTCAAATGAGTTTATGCAATTAATAGAAAAATGTATAGCTGAACCTACTTATGATGATACTTGGAACTTAATTGATCCACATACTAAGGAAACAATTAGAACTGTATCAGCAAGAGATTTGTGGCTTAAGATATTAGAAAATAGAGTAGCTACTGGTGAGCCTTACATGTGTTTTATTGATCATATTAATGATGCATTACCTGAAACACAAAAAGCCTTAGGATTAAAAGTACATCATTCAAATTTATGTACAGAAATTACTTTACCTACAGCCGAAGATAGAACAGCAGTCTGTTGTTTGTCTTCAGTTAATTTAGAAACTTACGATGAATGGAAAAATGATAAATTATTTATTTCAGACATTGTTAGGTTCTTAGATAATGTATTAACTAACTTTATTGAAAATGCTCCAGAGCATGTATTTAGAGCAAAGTTTTCTGCTACACAAGAAAGATCTATTGGTTTAGGTGCTATGGGGTTTCATGCTTATTTACAAAAGTGTGGTATACCATTTGAATCTGCTTTGGCTAAAGCTAAAAATTTAAGTATATTTAAATATATTAAATCTGAAGCTATAGCTGAGTCTAAAAGATTAGCAGTTAAACGTGGTGAAGCTCCTGATATGGAAGGTACTGGAATGCGTAATGCTCATTTATTAGCAATTGCACCCAATGCTTCAAGTTCAATTATTTGTGGTACTACATCACCTTCAATTGAGCCTTATAGAGCTAATGCCTATGTACAAAAGACTATGAGTGGTTCATTCTTAGTTAAAAACAAACATTTAGAAAAATTATTAGAAACAAAAGGAATAAACAATGATAAAACGTGGACTTCAATCCTTGCTAACAGGGGTTCGGTATTGCATATCAAAGATCTGTCAGATTACGAAAAAGATATATTTAAAACTTCGATCGAAATAAATCAACAATGGATAATTGAGCATGCAGCCGATAGACAAGAGTTTATTTGCCAAGGCCAATCATTAAATGTTTTTGTACCAGCTGATGTTAATATTAAAGAATTACACGATATTCACATGTTAGCCTGGAAGAAAAAATTAAAGACATTATACTATTGTAGAAGTGAAGCTATTAAAAGAGCTGAACTTGTATCGTTAAAAGTTGAAAGAACAATAATACCTGAAGCTGATTGTTTAGCTTGTGAAGGTTAATAAAGGAATAAAAGAATATGAGTCTATTTAAGGCACGAACACATTATAAACCATTTGAATATGAATGGGCGTTTGAAGCTTATGATACCATGCAAAAAATGCACTGGTTGCCAAGTGAAGTACCATTGCATGAAGATGTAAGGGATTGGAATGAAAGATTAACCGAAGAAGAAAAGAATCTTATTAGTAGTATACTTAAATTCTTTACTCAAGGTGATGTTGACATTGCACAAGCTTACTTGGATAGATATATTCCTAAATTTAAATCTCCTGAAGTTAGAATGATGTTAAGTTCATTTGCTAACTCTGAAGCCAATCATGCTCATAGTTATTCATTATTAAATGATACTATTGGTGAAACGGCATTGACTGATTATAAGGCATTTCAAGAATATAAAGAAATGGCTGATAAACATGCTTATTTATTTAAATCTAAAGGTACTGGTACAGAAGGTCTTATAAGAGATATTGCTTGCTTTAGTGCTTTTGGTGAAGGCTTACAATTATTTGCATCATTTGTTATGCTACTAAACTTTCAAAGGTTTGGTAGAATGAAAGGTATGTGTCAAATTGTAACTTGGTCTATAAGAGATGAAACACACCATGTTGAGTCAATGATTAAATTATTTCATACATTAATAAAAGAAAACCCTGAAGTATGGACAGAAAAGTTTAAAGCTGAAATATATCAAACTGCTAGAGATATGGTAGACCTAGAAGATAAGTTTATAGATCTTGCATTTGCTAGTGGTGGTATAAGAGGTTTAAAAGCTGAAGAAGTTAAACAGTATATAAGATATATTGCTGATAGAAGATTATTACAATTATCATTAAAACCGAATTATAAAGTTAAAGAAAATCCTTTAAGCTGGCTTGATTGGGTTATTAATGGTGTTGAGCATGCTAACTTCTTTGAAAGTAGAGCAACTGAATATAATAAGGGTACTATAACAGGAAGTTTATGGGGATAATATGCAATATGTTTTAATAATGGGATTATGTTTTGGTATAAACAATACATGTATGGATCCTATTCAACCTGAACTAGTATTTAAAGACTATTATTCTTGTATAACATATGGTTATAAATTTTCTGATCAAATGATACAAAGAATGGAAAAAGAAGAAGTTAATACAAATAAAACTTATTTTAAGTTTACATGTATTGACCCTACACAAGGAGTTTAATTATGGCGTATAAGAAGAAAAAAGAAGAAAAGAAAAAGAAGAAAAAGAAAAAAACATATAAAAGGAAATAATAATGAGTAATAATGGAAAAGTTGAAGATAAAATCATAACTATTGATGACAAGAAATATAAAGAAAGTGATCTATCACCTGCAGTTAAACAAAATTTAGCTATATTAGGTGATTGTAATAACAAAAAGATATTAGCTACGTTAGATGTTAATAAAAATGATATCTTAATTGCTGAATACTCTAAAAGAATTAATGCAGAATTAGATATCCTTAATAAGAAAAAATAAAGGAAATAAATGAGTATAAATGATGATGTATATTCAAGAATGCTGAAACACCGTGCATTATTGACTCTTTACGAAAAGAGATTGGATACTGAAATTACTAAAATTTTAGCTTCACACAAAATAAGGTTACAACGAATTGTTGCAATGTCTGGTACTGTAAATATAAATGCTTTAACTAGAGCTTTGAACAGAGAAATTCGTTTAACTTATAAGAAAATATATAAAGATGGTTTAGATGAATTAAATAAATTAGCTGGCGTGAGCGCTAGATTTTATAAAAATTTATTTGATAAATCACTATCTAACATATATAAAGCAAGAGGTGTTAAAGATACTTTAAAAGTTAATGACTTGATTATTAAATCCAATGGAACATTTAGTCAACAATTAACTTCTATAAGTATGTTACAACAAAGAAAAATAAAAGGTATAGTCAAACTTGGTATGACTCAAAATAAAGCTATGATCAATATAGCCCAAGATTTAGGTAGAAGTGGTTTAATTACTTCTGCTGTACAATTAAAAACGTTAACTAGAACTGCTATAACTGAAACATCTAATTTTGTATCTAATGCAACTTATAAATTAAATGATGATGTTGTAAATGGTTACCAATATGTAGCTACTTTAGATTTAAGAACTAGTTTAATTTGTGGTAGATTAGATGGTAAGGTTTATTCATTAGATAATAAATTTGCACCTCAACCGCCTCAACATTTTAATTGTAGATCAACAACTATACCTGTTATAAAAAGTACTGATCAATTATTAAATACTAAAAATAATAGATTACAAAAACGAAAAATTGCTGGATTATCTGATAGCCGCCGTGCCTCTATCAATGGTCAAGTACCAGGAAAAACAACTTATCCTGAATGGTTATCAAGTCAATCTAACGATGTTAAATTGGCAATATTAGGAAATAAAAAAAGAGTTAGTTTATTTAACTCTGGGGATATTAAATTTTCTCAATTTTCTAATAAAACTGGTAAACTGATTTCGTTAAAACAACTAGAAAAATTATCGAATTAATCTTTTGTTTTAAATTTAAATATAACTAAGGCCGTGTCCAAAGGAAAAATAATGACTGAAAACATAGTAAACACTCAAGAAATAACTAAAAAAACTGAAACAACACAACCAGATATAAAACAAATGGTTGATGATGAAGTTTCAAAAGCTATATCTAATATTAAAGTAAATTTAGATAATGCATATAAAGAACGGGATGAAGCAATTGTTAAAGTTGAAGAGCTAAAAGATAATGCAAGAAAAGCAGAAATTAATAGTCTTGAACAACAAGGTAAACATTCTGAAGTTATGCAAATGAAGCTTACTGAAATGAATAGTAAACTTGAGTCATACGAACAAAAGAACACTGAATTAAGTAGAGATAACGCTGTGCGTTCTCAGCTTAACTCTTTAAATTTCAAATCTGAAAAAGCCGCTAATATGGCCTATCAAGATATAGTAGGAGATTTAAAGAAAGATGCTACTGGAAATTGGATACATGAAAACGGATTAAGTATTAATGATGCTGTGTCATCATATTCTAAAGACGATAATAATGCTTTTTTATTTTCAGTTAAAGCTAATGTAGGCTCTGGTGTTTCACCAGCTAAACCTGCATCAGGAAACAATCCTGTCAAATCTATAAAAGAGATGTCAACTGAAGAACTACTTGCCAATATCGAAAAAGGTAATGTTAAAGTTGACGGAGACTGGGCCGAATAAGCCCAATCTTTTATAATAATAACCGAAGCAATTATGCTTCAATAATAATAAAAGGAAAAATAAATGACTGTAACAAGTTCAAATTTTAATAATATTGCTAAAGCAATTGCAGCTTACGCACAAGCTGAAAGAGTAGAAGCAGCATTATTAACTTCAACTGCACTAGTTGGTTCTGACGCTAGAATCACTGATGCTGGTGAAAATTATACTGGTACACTAAGATGGTTAGATTTTGCTGATCCATCAACTTCATACAAACAATCAGAAACTATTGCTGATACAAACATTAACTTAATGTCTGCTTCAAACAAATCTGCTGTGTATGTTAAAAATATCGATCACGTTGGTGCACAAGAAGCATCAATCCAAAAACTAATCTCTAAAGTAGATGGTCTTTCTTACTTAGGTAGCCAATTTGCTGCTGTAAGAGCAAGAAAAGAAGATCTACAATTAAGATCAATCTTAAACGGTGTTTCTGATAAAATTTGGGATGCTACTACTATTGGTGCTTCTGATTCAGAAGGCCTTGTTAATACTTTCGGGTATTACACTGGTTCTGATTCAAGTTCTGCTCCTGTAGCGTTATTTGCAAATGAAACAAATGCTAATAAAAGATCTGCGTTCTTTGACACACTATTTGATGCATTAACTGCTATCAAAGGTGAATATGAAGAAGCTTTTTACTACCTAGTTGTTGATACTGGTACTTATAATACAATGAGAAAACAAAACGTTCTTGACGTTGCTCCTGTTGTAGACGGTAACTTTAATTTCTCAACAGTTATGGGTGGAAAAATTAGATTAGTTATTAACAATCAAGTACTAACTGCTAACATGCCTGCTAATTTAAAAGTATCTTACTTAGCTAAACCTGCTGCATTCCATTACAGTGAAATCGGACAAGTAAACCCAACAGCGGTTGAAAGAAACGAATTAGCTGGAAATGGTGGCGGAGCGGTTACTATTTTATCAAGATGGGGAAATATCATGCATCCTAAAGGATTCTCATGGGCTGGAAGTGCAACTGCATATCCTGCAAATATAGACCTAGCTGATAAAGCTTCTTGGACTGTTCATGCAACTAACGTTAACCAAGTAGGAATCTTTCCTATATTCCACGGTTAATTATTATAACTATTAGATACGGAGAAATATAATGGCTTTACAAAAAGGAACTAATTCATTTGTTAGTATATCAGAATCTGACATCTATTTTGAAGATAGATTAAATTCAGAAAAATGGTTTACAAACGATGCTTTAGTAGAACAAGCTTTAGTAACAGCCACTGGAATTCTTGATGACATGGATTGGGGTGGAACGGCTACGCCTACTACCTCATACCCGTTATCTTGGCCTAGAGATATTACATATTATGATAATAAATCTGGCTACTTTATAGATATAGAAGACGATCGGTCTGCTACATCTGATGGTACAATTCCAGGAGATATCAAAAAGGCGACGTTTGAGTTAGCATTTCATTTGCTAAATAATATGAAGACACAAGAAAGTAATGCTTCAGGTGAAAATAAAGTTAAAGACTTAACTGTTGGAGCGGTCAGATTAATATTTGATCTAAACAGTGGAGTTAAAAACTTTAAAGAGTTACCTGATAGTATTGTTAATTTGTGTAATAAATATTTAAATGAAACATCTACTACTCAAACTCGTGGTGTCAAAGTTAGTGGAGGTGCTTAATGAGTTTTAAAACACTTATAAATAGTAACGTTACTAACGCATTTGCTTTGGTCGGAGATTTAGCTACGAATGTACAGTTTACAAATGTAACCGTTACTGGTTATGATTTTGCTAATCAAACTGTAGATTCAACTGCTGCTTCACCTATTACTATCAAAGGTATTATAACAAACAGTTATAAAACTAATGATACTGATAAACCAAGAACAAATGCTGATATAATATTAAAGTCTTCTGATATTGATTCAAAAGTATTAGACAATTATGATTCTGTCATATTTGGTGGTAATACTTATGCAATTAATAAATATGAAGATAATGGTTTTATAATAAACATTCAAGTAGGGAGGGATTCTTAATGGCTACAATAACACAATTATTGACATCTGTTGAGAGTTTATTTGCTACTACTGAATGGACATCACATAATATAAAAGCATTTCCCGCAAACTACCAAGGCGATTTAAAAGCTGATGAGTGGGTTCGGGTTAGTGTATTGCCTTTTTCTTCTGAGTTAATCTTTAACCAAGATGTATCTGTTAACGGTCAAGTAGTATGTCAAGTTTTTGTACCTTCTGGTGCAGGAATGAAACGTGCTTATGAGATCTGTGATATATTAAAAGGTTTACTCGATCAGAAAGTAATTTCTGGGTATCTGCAAACAACTAATAGCTTTATAACAACAGTTGGAGTTGACGTTAAGGATTCATCATTATTTAATGTGAATTATACTGTCAATTTCATTTCAATTAACTAATAATATAAGGAAAAAATACAATGGCTCTAATATCAAATATAGGTGCTGGGATTTTTACAAGCTTGAAATTCAAAGCTGATAGTTCTTATTCTTTACCTACTTCAAACTCTGCTCACCAAACCTTCATCGGTGCTGGTACAGGAGATTTTGATGGTAGTACAGAAGTAACTTCAATCAGAGAATTTCCATCTTTTGGAAAACCCGCTAATATCGTTAACGTACCCCAGTACGGACAATCTGTAAGTTCTCAAATTCAAGGACAAGCTGATGCTCCTACTATGGAATTTACTGTTAATTATGTACCAAGTGTACATGGTGCTATTCAGGATTTAGTTCAAGATGGTTTGACTTACGTCTTCCAAATTGATGTGAAAAATGCTGAAACTGGCGATAACGGTGCATTCTATGTAAAAGGTTCTTTTGCTTCATTTGAAGTAACTCCTAGTTTAACTGATTCAAATCAGGCTACTATAACTATGAGTACTGCAGGTGATTACAAAGGTCCTTTCACAGACGCATAATAAATAATTTTGTGTAGTGGGGATTTATTTCCCCATTACTACAATAGTATAGGATAAATAATGGATAATAATAATAAACCTTTTAATAAGTTTTATGTTCTAAGAATAACATCATTACATATTAAAAAGGCAATAGATACTTCTATTCGTAAAACATACGATAGAATGAAAGATGTTGAGAATAAAGCTGAAGTTTTTGAAACACTTGATGTACTACACAAGGTACGTAAGTTAATGGAAGACTTTGAAACAAATAATAAACATTTATATAAAAAACCTGAAGATAATAAGGTTGAAGTAAAGGAAGAAAATGAAACACATAAAGATAGTTGATATCATTAAAAAGGTTCCATTTTTGGAACAAGAAGTAGAAATTAAGCAATTAACAGTTAAAGGTGTAAAGGATTTACAATTAACTTTAGATAAAGCTAAAGGTGATATATCCGGCCTATCAACACTAAGTGCAATTTTTAAAGCAACTGTAATTGGTGCTGATGGAATGAAAGATAAAGACTTTGAAAACTTTCCTATTCAAGCATTAACAGAATTAAGTAATGAAATTCTAATTTACAATGGCTTAGGTGCTAAAGATGACAAAGGTGATAAGTTGGGGAAGACGAGTTAGCAGAATATGAAATGGCCTATCAATTAGGTTTAACTTTAGATGAAATACATGGTATGTCATTTAATGAATATGATGGTTGGAATAAATATTTTCAAGAAAGACCTTATGGTTGGCGAGATGATCATAGATCTGCTATAATAGCCCAAACTACGTATCAAGGTACTAAACCTTTAAATGTACAAGACTTATTTCCTTCTTTAAAATTATTACAAAACAGTGATGCTGTAAAAGCTAATAAAAATAAAGCAGGCTTCGATACTTTGAAGTCTATGGTAAAAAAATAAATCTAATAATACATATAGATATGGCGGATAAAACCGCCTATCTTTTAGGAGGTATTTATGAGAGACAATAAAAAACTTGAAGCTTATATAAAAGAGCTACATAAAAGTTTAAAACAAAAAGAATTATTTAAGGATCTTAAAAAGGAAGTAAACACTGGTGCTAATGGCACACAAGGTTATAAGATCAAAAAAGGTATTAATAAAGGTAAAGTAATATGACAATAACTGTAATTAATTTAAAATCATCTATGGATGAGCTTAAAAATGACATTGACAAAGCAGTAGAAAAAGAATTAAGATCTAGAGCATTAAAAGCTTTTGCTGATGTTAAATTAATGACACCTGTTGACTCAGGACAAGCAAGAAATTCTTGGTATATTGGTTATACAGAAAGATATATTGGTGGACATGAAGAAACATCATCAAATATAACTATACTTACACCTAAAAATAAACCACAAGAAATTATAGTTACTAATGGTGTAACTTATATTCAATTTCTTAATAATGGGCACTCTCAACAAGCGCCTATAAAATTTATAGAAAGTGCTTTTAAAAAGTACTTTGACTCTGTTGATGTTCAAGTAACCAACGGATAAACAAATTAACCGAAAATGATACACTATTATTGTGTTTAATAAATAGGATTTCAAATGGCTGTAAAGCTAAATGTACAAGCAAATGTTACTGGCCAGGGACAGTTAACTAAATTAAATGTTGGACTAAAGGCTTTAGGAACTCAAGCTTTAATAGCTAAAAAGAAATTATTAATGTTAGAGGCAGGAGCAGCTAGGTCAAGAGCAACCTTTGCAGCGTTAGGTACTACACTTAAAGTGGGTGTTGGTCTTGGATTAGCAGCTGTATCATTAGGTATTGGTAAATTTGTTAAAGATACATTTGCAGCTGGTAAACTAACTGAATCACTACAAGTAAGATTTAAACTATTGTTTGGAACAGTTGAAGAAGGTTCAAAAGCATTTAGAGTAATGAATGACTTTGCTTCTAAAGTACCTTTCTCACTTGAAGCTATTGCTGCAGGTTCTGGTAACCTAGCCGTTATATCTAAAGATGCTGATCAATTAAATAAAATATTAGAAGTAACTGGTAACGTTGCTGCAGCCACAGGCCTAGATTTTAGACAAACTGCTGAACAAATACAAAGATCATTTGCTGGTGGTATTGCTTCTGCTGATGTATTTAGAGAACGTGGTGTTAGAGCAATGCTAGGTTTTGGAGTTGGTGTTAAAGTATCTATTGAAGATACTAAGAAAAGATTTTTTGAAGTGTTTGCTAATGGTGGAGCATTTTCTAAAGCAACAATTGAATTTGAACAAACATTAGAAGCTCAGGTTTCATTTGTACAAGATGCTTATTTCAGATTTAGACAAGCAGCTGCAGTACCTTTATTTAGTGGTATTAAAGCACAATTAATAGAATTAGTAGGTAACTTTAAAGAAAATGATGAACAATTAAAAATATTAGCTAAAAGAGTAGGTGAATCACTTGCAAAAGGTTTTGAAAACTTAGGTAAATTAATTAAATTTCTTGTTGAGAATTTTGATAATCTTATTAAGGCTGTTAAAATATTTATAGCTTTAAAAGTAATTGGCTTTGTTGGTGGTATTGTTTCTCAAATGGCATTAATGGTAAGTGCTGTTAGAGCAGGTACAAAATCTTTTGCTGCTTTAAATATAGCAATAAGAGCTAATCCAATAGGTATATTAGTAACAGTTATACAAGTTGCAGTTATAGCATGGATAGCTTTTGAAGATCAAATAAGATCTGTTGGTAGATATATTGCTGATAAATTTAATAATACAATAGATTCAGCTACACTTGCAATTAGAAAATTTGGTCAATCTATAGGTTTTGGTAGTGATGAAAATATTGAACAAATTAATAGATTAGAAATAGCTGTAAATGGTGTTGCAGCAGGCTACACAAAATTAAATAAATTACAAAGAGATGCTTTTGCTGGTAACCTTGAAGATCCAAGTGCTAAATCACAAAGAATGAAAGACTTTAAACCAGTTAATATTCATGATGATGGTGGCGTATGGCAAGCTGCAAAAGATGAAAGAGCAAAAGAATTAATGGCTCTTAATGAAAGAATTATGTTCTCTGAAAAAATGGGAATTAAAATAACTGCTAGAGAAGCAGGTGTTGCACATCAAGCAAGATTAGATCAAGTAAAAGAACTTAGAGCAAAACTATCTTTAATTGGTATTGATAGTCAAGCAATTGGTGGAATAATTGGTGATACATGGCTTGAAGGAATAAAAGCAGGTAACTCATTATTAGATACAACTAAAAACGCATTTAAAAATGTATTAGTAAGTATATCAGATACAATTGTTAAAAGAACTGCTGAAGTATTAGTTGAAAAATTATTTAACTCATTATTAGATCAAAGAATAATGAAACAAAAAGCTTTAAACTCAGCTACATCTGAACAAGGTAATATTATGAGTACCTTAATATCTAAAGGTGCATCTTTATTTAGTTCTATGGGTGGCGGTGGTGGTGGCGGCGGAAGTAGCCTAGGTAGTTTATTTTCTATGGGTCGTTCATTCTTAGGGTTTAATAAAGGTGGTGTTGTACCTGGTGGTGCTCCATATACTGATAGAGTACCTGCTATGTTAACTCCTGGTGAAGTTGTTGTGCCTAGAAGTAAAGTTGACTCACAATCAGGAAGTACAAATATAACTAATATAAATATAAGCGGTAATGTAGATCAAAGATCAATTGATCAAATTAAATCTGTGATATCATCTGCCTCAGCCGAGGTTGGTGGTGCTAATAAAGCTTATACTAAGAACACTCAAGGTGTAAGAGGGAGAAATATATAATGGCTACAAGTGCAATTTTTAAATATGCTAATGACATATCAATGAATAGATCCGCTAATTCTGCTAGATCTGTTACAACAGGTGGATATGCCAGAACACATAGATTAGGACCAAGTGTAATGTCATTTGAAGCTGACTTACCTTTATTAACTGAGGAACAATTTAGAGAGGTGGAAAACGAATTGTTTGGCATTGATGATGGTATCAAGTTTTTAAATGTAAATATTAGTTCTAATAATGGAAATAATATTATGCAATCAACTGCAGTACCTTTAAAGGCTGGAGAAACAAATATTAAATTAATAGCTTATAGTTATTCTACTACAAGAGAAATTACATTAACAAATTTATTACCTAATACTACTGATATATTTAAGGTTGGAGATTTTTTACAATTTGCAAACTTTCATAAGTTATATCAAATAGCTAAACCATTAGGTTCAACTAATTCTATATTTACATCTTCAAGTACAGGAACATGTAAGGTTAGATTATCAACACCTTTATTAAGTAGTGTTGGTTTACCAGTTACATCTATTGGATCTACTGATAGATATTATATAGTTACTGGTTCAGCTGATGAATATGAAATAGTATCATATGATTTATACGGTGGCCCTGTAAGAAATAGTGCTAATAATAGTGAAGGTATAATAATATTTAAAGATGCTACATCAGGCATTCAATCAACTTATGATGATGGTACAGATATAAAAATAACTATACCACTTGGAAAACGATCTAATTATCAAGTCAATGGCTTTATAGGAGATTGTATATCAGGAACATCTAATGATAGTAATATAACTGATGCACAAAATTTACAAAATAATAAAATAGGTCAAGTAGTATATAGTAAAGGATACTCAGGTAGTTCTGCTACTGGTGTATTTACATTTAATTTTACTACACCAAATATTAGAGCAGAATTAACAGATGTTTCTATGATTGGACAAACATTAACTAATGAAACAGTTGTTAATGCTTTTAATACTGCATATCAAGATGGTGCTATTACTATAAAATTAGCTAATGGAAATACTGCTTTAGATAGTAATGGTGATCCTTTAGTAATAACTATACCTTCTACACAACATACAGCTGAACAAATTATAACTTATCTTGAAAATTTAATTGAAGTAGCATCATCTAATAGTATTCTTAAAACTGATGGTGTTATAACAAACTTAACTGTAAAAGCTTTCCCTGAAGATTATGGAGAAACTGTATCTAATCATGTTGGTTATTTTGAAATTACATGGGGATTAGATTATGAAGGTTGTTTTTTAGAATATACAACACCTACTGGTACAGAACTTGTAAATCATAATCCTATTAATTTAACTGGTGATGTAGTTTCAACTTTAATTACTAATGGTATTACAATTCAAAATACTGCAGTTACATATTCTGCTGGTGATTTTATAAACACATTAGTTGATGCACCTTTAAGAGCAAATACAAGAAGAATAGAATCTGTTAGTACTGCAGCACTTACAACAACACTTAATTTTGTTACTGTACAAGAAGGTGCAATTAATACTGTAGGTACTTTCTCAGCTGCTGATATTGATAGAACAGAAACTATTCATACAGACGTTCCAGGTACAAGTAGTAATACTTTAAGTACTGTTGGTACATTTGATATAGAAGTAGATTCTTCTGGTGCTATTACTTCAGTTACTACTAACACACCAAGTAAAAATACAAGAGTTGGTGATGTTATAACTATTGATGTTGCTGATATGGATAATAATGAAGCTGATGATTTTACATTTGAAGTACTTACTATTACTAATAATGGTATTACATCTTTTGCTTCAACTAATTATGCTGATAAAGAAATTTATAAACATTTAAATGATGCATCATCTACAACTAATAAAATTCTATTTGAATTAAATAATATTGCTGCATCAAGTGTTGTTGTTAGTGATGTTAATATATTTATGGGACCTGATGTTAATATGAAGTTAATGTTAACTAATAAGCCAGCTGTAACAATTGTACCTAAGGATGAAAATAAGAATTTATATAAATATAATACATTTAAATTTGCGGAGGTTTTATAATGGTTAGAGCAATTAATAATAATTATCTTAAAGCTGAGGGTGGATATCCTATTCAGTTTGTTGTTGTACAACCAGATAGTGATGTTAAAAATGCTTTGTTTTTAAATACATCTTCAAGAATAATAACTGAAGATTTACAAGGTTATGGTGAAGTTAAAACATATCCTTCAGCGGGTGTTTTAAATTTAACTGCTGTTGAAGAAACTAAAGATGTTAAAACTAATCAAATTACTATTGATCTAAATGGTGTACCAAATACAATTATACCACTTTTAAAAAAGTATAATGGTATTGGTGGTATTGTAACTATTTATCAAGGTTGGATAAACGATCAAGATACTTTATTAAGTAAAATGGATACTGAAGCTACTATTGGCACATACATAAAGTGGAAGGGTGTTATACACTCTCATTCTGTTGATGAAGAAAACCAAGAGTTAGGTAAAGTTAAAATATCATTAGAATGTAAAAATATATTATCAACTATTATTGGTAGTACTAATGGTAGATATACATCTGATAGTTCATTTAAAAGATCTTCAGCAGGTGATAGATCAATGGAGTTTGTAGCTGCTATGGCTACGTTTAACCCTAAGTTTGGTAAAGATTAAATGATAGTATTAATAATGGGACTTCCAGGGTCTGGTAAAACAACCTTGGCTAATAAATTATCATTATTAATAAATGCAAAAAGGCTTAATGCTGATGAAGTTAGAGAAGAAGCTAATGATTGGGATTTCTCTAACGAAGGAAGAATAAGACAAGCAAAGAGAATGTTTGATTTTGCTAAAAGAATAAAAGGTAATGTTATAGCAGACTTTGTTTGTCCAACGCCAGAAGCCCGAAGCTTATTCCCTGCAGATTATATAGTTTGGATGGATACTATAAAAGAGGGAAGGTTTGCAGATACTAATAAGATGTTTATAAAACCACAAAAATATAATTATAAAGTTACAACTAAAGATGCTGAATATTGGGCATCAATAATATTAAAGGATATGTAATATGAATATAAGAATGGCTAATAAAAATGATACCCAAGATGGTATAAAAGAAATAATACAAGCAGTTAAAGAATTTCCTGATATGTCTATAAAAGGTTTAATTATAACTGATGAGTATTACAAAAATTTAATTGATTTATGTTTCGAAAAAGGAATGATTATTGTTGCAGAAGAAGATAATAAAATTATAGGGTGCATAATAAGTTTATCTAATGCCAATATCTGGACTGCTATGCAAGAACTTGTAACTGTTGTTACTTGGGTGCATAAAGATAAAAGAAACGGTTCAGCATTTTATAGAATGCATAAATTATACAAAGAAGAATATACAAAATTAAAACAACAAAACAAAATTGACAGAGTTCTCATGGCTTGCTTACCTGGTAAAACAAATATTAAATTTGAAAAATTAGGTTACAGGCTTATTGAAAAAACTTATGAATGGAGATAAATTATGGCAGTAGCCGCACCTATTATTGCAGCAGCAATAGCACCAGGTATTCAAGGAATGATTATAAGGTTTGCATTATCTTTAGCAGTTTCTTATATTACCCAAAAGCTATTCGGCCCTGAGGCTCCTCCTGGAGCAGCATCGGCTAATGGAGGTTCAGCACCAGATCCTGGGGTTAAGCAAAGAATACCTTCAGATCCTTCAAATAAATTACCTGTTGTGTATGGAGAAGATAGAGTACACGGTTCAATTATATATGCTGATATTTCATCTGATAATAAAAAAATGGGTTTTATAATTACTTTATGTGAAGGACCTATTAAAGCTATAAATGATATTTATTGGGATGACTATAAATTAGTATTTGATACAGAAGATATTTATGGTGGTACTGAAGAGGTAATAGGAACTTACCCAGGTAACAATGTTATAGATGGTATACATCCAGATGGATCAAATGATTCTTGGTTAAATGGTAATTTAAAAATTGTTAGATATCCTTATGGTGGAAGATGCGTAGAGATGGAAGCTTTTAGTACTAAGTGGGCTGCAGATGCAGATACTAGAACTATGCCTGATGTTGCTTATGTTTACTGTGAATTAAATTATGATAGAGAAGATGGAGTTACAGGTTTAACAAGTAAGTTAGCTTTTGAAATTGAAGGTAGAATAGTTAGAACACTTAATAGTGATCTTTCTTTAACTGGTAGATCACCTAAAGATGGTATAACTGATATAGGTTTATTTGATCCTACTCAATTTTCTACAAGTGTATTCTGGCGTGATTATGAGGGAACATCAATTACTGGTTATGAAGATTATGATGCTTATAATTATAATAACAGTTTTTTATTACCTCAAGCATTAATAGGTACAGGTGGTACATATGAAATTATAGATATTGGTGATAATATGTCATACGATATAGATGATTATAAAAATGGAACTATTAGTAATCAAGCATCTTATGATGATGGTGAAGTAGAATTTGATTTTGTACAACCAGGTGAACAATATAAAGATAATACAACTGGTAATTATATTACATTTCAACCGCCAGTTCCAGATGATGGAAGACGTATTCTTAATGGTTTAAATATTAAAAATATGGGAAGAAATTATAGTGAATCTACTGCTGAGAATTCGGCTTATGGAGATGATTATCGTAGAGTTTGGGTAAAATATACTTATCAATATAGTGGATATGATAATTATTATTTCTTACCTTTAGTAACACAAGGATTAATAAATCGTTTTTCAATTAATAATACCAATCCTAACGCTGTAAGTGAACATGCTTTTGCTTTAGATTTTCATCAATCTATATTACCATATGCTTCATTTTATACAAATAAAGGTATTGAAGACTTTGGTCAAAGAAGACTTAGAAGTTCTACTCATGGTACAGATTCAAATGGAGTTGAACCAACATATACATATGAAAGTGGACAACAATATTTAACTGCTACATTACCAATAAGTATCAAAGCATATGCTTGTGGTGACTATTCACAAAGTCCACCTGAATGTTTAATAGATTATTTAACACATTATACTTATGGTTGTGGTCAATCTATATATGATAATGATCTTGATTTACAAACATTTTATGATCATAAAGTATTCTGTCAAACTTTAGTAACACATAATGATCCTGAAGGTGCATCAGTTAGTAGTAAACAATATCAATCAAATGGTTATGCTAATACAGGTGATGATAAAGATTTAAATATTTCAGATTTAGTTAATAATTCACAATCTATGTTTAGTTACACTTTAGGAAAGTTTCAAATGATATCAGATAAAGTTGATACAGTTAAAAAGATATTTGATCATACTAATATGTATGGTGGTATTACTATACTTAATGATGGTTTTAATTCTACTATAAATGAAATGACTTTAAAGTTTAAATCTAAAGCTGAGAATTATCAAGATGATCAAGTATTTTTAAATTATGATAATACATATTTTAATGAGCCTGAATTAGCTAAAGATATATCTATAAAGTTTTTAAATACTAATGTTGAAGCCCAAAGAGTGGGTAGTGTATTAATGAATAAATCTAGAAGTAATAAAATTATTTCTTTTAAAACTGATACAAGAGCAGCAGAATTACAATTTAATGATGTTATAGAAGTTAATGGAACGTATTATGACTTAAGCCAAAATGGTATTTTAACACATGATTATGTTAATGCACAAAGTTCTTTACCTTCTACTGCTTCTATTGGTGAATATAAAATGTTTGATAGTGCTCAACATATGGATGTTAGATACTCAGATAATACACCTGCACATTATTTTATACCATATACAATAGTTAAGTTTGATGACCTATTAGTTTATTTTAAAGAATGTATTAATAATCAATTCTTTGATCATTCAGGAACTTTAAGTCAGTATCAAATAGATCAAAATAATAAACTAGGTGAAATATTTTCATTAATTACTTTTGTTGATGGATATACTGGTAATGTAAATGGTGGTCAATTTCAGTTTCATATTAATTCTATAATATTTGCTGGTGCTGCTGATACTAATATAAGTATTCAAGCAGTAAACAATATTAATAATACAACTTTTATAGGTGTAACAAGTCAATTTCAAGATTATGATAATGGTACTAGTTTTAGAATTAATAGTATTTCTGAAGTAGAACTTGATGGTGGTTTGCAAGGTTATTATATAACTGCACAAGTATATAATGCAGCAGATTATAATGTAGGTTCATTAACTCAAAGGGCTAATGCACCGACTTTAAATGCACAAACTTATGGTACAATTGGTGTTGTAACAAATTTAACTTTAAATACTAGTAATCCTTTAGCTTCTATACCTAATATAGAAGTAGGTTTTACTACACCTTCTTCAAGTAATATGGAAGGTGTTGAAGTTTATTATTCAGATGGAATAGCAGGTTCTAAAATAATTAATAATGTTATTGCTGCACCTGGAAGTAGTTTTGATGCTAACACTATTCAATCGGTTAGATTAGATAATATACCAGTTACAACAGATTTATATATTTGGATAAAAGGTTTTAATACTTTTGCAAGAGGTGATTTTTCAACAGGTTTATCTGTTGGTAATTGGAATCCTGCTAATGCTTCAACTAATGTTGGAAACAATGCAGTAAGCCAAGATTCAATTCAAGATAATTCTGTTGGTACAGATCAAATAGAAGATAATTCTGTAGGTCAAGATCAATTATCAGATGTTATAGATTTTTCTGGTAAAGATGTAACCTTACCTGCTGATGCTGTTAAAGCACACACAGGTGTTTGGAGTAATACAATTAAAACTAATAATTTTACTGTAACTAATCAAGCTTATTGGCAAGGTTATTTTATAGATACAACAAATAATACAGTAACTGTAACATTACCTGCAACTCCTGATGATGGAGATATAGTTAAAATAATAGATGTTGGTGCTAATGCTTCAAATAATAATATTATTATAAACGGTAATACAAA